CTCGTAGTCTTTGGAGGTGAGACTGACGTCGGTGCTGAACAGGCCGTCATCCCCCTCAACAAACCCCTCGTACTTGCCGCCCTTTTCGGAGATCAGGAACAGTGTGAGCATTAGGTTTGTGAAACCATTGCCCAGAGAAGTGCACATGTCCCCGCTCATCCGACGCCCCTGCACTTGGGCGCGGACCCCAGAGCGAGTTCTCATCTTGTTCTCACCCTCTAAGGTCCTGCAAATCACCTTCTGTAACTCTGGATAGTCAGCAAGGCAATGCTTGTACAAGAGCAACTCAATGGCTCTCATCACCTGGGGCGTGAAATGCGATTCAAACGCCGTGTAATCAGTCGCGTAATACCGCCTTCCGGCATAACGCATGGCCGCTATGAGCGCAGGTCTCTCAGGCACGGGAACGTGCTTTATGAACGGCTTTAACTTATACACCTCGGTCTCAATGGTCTTGAAGGCAGGCCCACTGTAAACCTTGAACGCATCGCACCTTGAGTTGATCATGCGACAGAACTTGTACTCCCTGTAGGGCTCAGTCTTAACGAAGCTGTCAATGTGGGAACATTGTCTCTTGGTTGGCGCACCGCCTTTGAGATTGTCATAGGCCTCACGCAACTCGGACTTCCTTGCCTCATTGTACGTGGTAGATTCCAACCACTCCTCGAATGACATGACCGTCACGCGCGGAATGTGCTTCTCCAGATAGCGAGAGACAAACTTCGACAGACGCTCTAGCGTGCCAGGTAGGGGTTCCGGAACTTCCCTTAAAACACGCTTATAAAACCCTCGTGCAACAGTGATAGGGTCATTGGAGTCTAAACTTATTGGGGCGAATCCCGGCACCGCTCCGTATGGAAGTTTTCTAAACATGCGGCGGCGCTCTCTCCTAACGACAGGGAGGACACATGCCCGCTCTGGAGTGGGGGGTTCCAGGGCGGGCAGCCCCAACTCTCCTACACGGGCCCCCACCGCGTACACTTTTCGGCGCGAAGTGTACGGGAGGAGGTCGATGTTAGAGAGCTGGAGATCGTAAAAGGGTTCCGGGCTTCGAGGTAGGCTCTGAAGGCAGCCTCGGTACCCTCGACAAGGACGGTATCGATGCGGTCCGGAATCTTGACCGACGCGGTCCGGTTGATGCGGGACCTCACATTCGCTTGAGCGACTGGCCAGGTTACTAGCGAGCCGGTCTCACGAATAAGGCAGCCCAGGATGTGGGGGCTGTATGAGATCTCGATCTGCTCCTGCGTTGTTATGAACAAGAACACAAGGGCACCTACCAAGAACACGAGGTCTACACAGGAACTAACCACTGTGGAAATGGATGTCCCTATGGTGTCGGGCGCGAAGACGCGCAGGAGAACGGTAAGGAAGACGCCTGTCACGCAGCACACAAAG